CGAAGATGCTAATGCACAAGATCAACAGAAGTCTTTGGAAGAGCAAATACTCAAACTCAACTACAAATCGTTCACTCAAATTGTTATACTTGGGTCTGCTTCTTTCGTTCCCTTTATGCAACTTAGTGCTCCACATCGAAGGGAAGTTATAGAAGATCTTCTAGACATCAGAGTCTTTTCTACCATGTCAGATATCCTAAAAGAGAAAGTAAAGGGTGTCAGGACACGTATACAGACCTTAGATCTAAAGAAAGAAAGTGTTGCAGACAAGATTATCATGCAGCAGAACTTTATCAAGTCTATAGAAGAGAGTGGACAGGAAGAGATAAGCACAAAGAGAAAGGAGATACAGAATCTTGAGGATGAAATGGAAGAGTATCAGACTCTTGTAGATAATCTTCTGTATGATCTCAAGATGAAAGAAGAAAGGATCAAAGACTATACCGATGCAGGAAAAACTCTTAGAAAACTAGGAACATATAAAGGAAAGTTACAGTCTAAACACACAAATTCTACGAAGGAAAGGGACTTCTTCAAGGATAATGTATCATGCCCTACATGTACACAAACTATACAGGAAGACTTTCGTGTAAATAAAATTGAACAACTAGAAAATACAATCTCCGGTTTCAAGGATAACCTCCAAGAGATCGAAGATGCTATCTCAGATGCAGAATCTAGAGAGAAGCAATTTATTTCTATACAAAAGGAGATCTCCAATCTATCAAATGAAATTTCTCAAACAAATGTTCGGATTACTGGATCAAGAAAACAGTCTAGTAAACTCGAACAAGAAATTCAAACTATTACCACTAGACTTGAAAACAGAAATTCTGAACATGAGAAACTAAGTACATACAAGGCATCACTAAAACAAGTCCTTGCTGATTACGGAGATCTAAAAGAGAATTACGAATACTTCCAAGAAGCAAACATATTGCTGAAAGATGATGGTGTCAAGAGTTCTATCATCAAGAAATACATTCCTCTTATCAATCAACAGGTCAACAAGTACTTGCAGATGATGGACTTCTACATCAACTTCACACTTGATGAAGAGTTCAATGAGAAGATAGAGTCACCTATACACGATAAATTTTCATACCCATCATTCTCTGAAGGTGAGAAGATGAGGATCGACCTTGCTCTTTTATTCACATGGAGAGAGATAGCAAGGATGAAAAATAGTGTTGTGACTAATCTACTCATCATGGACGAGGTGTTTGATTCCTCACTTGATGGTCTAGGTACAGATGAGTTCCTAAAGATCATTCGTTATGTTATAAAGGATGCTAATGTCTTTGTTATCAGTCATAAACAGGACTTAGTAGAGAAGTTCAACGCTATTCTTGAGTTCAAAAAGGTCAAAGGATTCTCGATTCTAAGAGGGGTTGACACAACCGAACATATGTGATAGTCTAAATAACATTACAAAGGGATCGAAAGATCGTGCCCCTACGTAACCATCACCCCATGTCGGGGGAGATGTCATCCGCAGGGCATTTTTTTTGTCATTGCGAGAAAATACGATACAAATGTTTACAAAATCTACAATCGCAGCACTTGCTGCATCTCCACTTCTATTCTCTGGTGCTGCTTTTGCAGGTCCATACGTTAACGTAGAAGCAAATGGTTCATATCCAGACGGTACATATTCTTCAGGTAATGTAGAATTTCAAGTTGGTTACGAAGGAGTAACAACAAACGGAATTTCTTGGTATGTTTCAGGTGGTCCAACTGTTCAGCACACAGAAACTGCTGATGAGTTTGGCGATGTTGAACTAGCAGGATACCTTGGTGGTGGAAAGCAGATCACTGAAAAGGTAGGTATCTATGGAGAAATCTATGGTGCTACTAACAACGATAACGTTGATTGGTCTGGTAAAATCGGTACAAGATACACATTCTAAGTTATGGAACCAGTAGACATTTCTGCATTCAAGGCAATACTCTGGTGTTTTTATCCTATTGGAATTCTTGTTTTTGTAGAATTGTTTCTACGTGCTTCTGACGATGACGATGATGATCCGGAGGGTGGGGTCATGACCCCTGTATACAACCCTATATAAAAAAACACAAACCCTCTTCGGAGGGTTTTTTTCATTTATGAATCTACTCAAGCATCCATTGTTTCAGATCAATATGATATTGGTTTGTTCTCTTGTGTTCATAGAGTTAATGCACATCAACTATCACAGAACAGCACCACCTTGTCCTGTAGAACAAACAGAAATGGAGGATGATTGGTAATAAGAAAAGTTTATATATAAGATTATTTTTTCTTACTTGACAATTGTGTAAAGTTTTGTTACGCTATATATTAATATACAACAAAAAGTTTATGACTGTTACAACAGAATCAGGCGGACGCCAAAATGCATTCCCAACTGAGGTACAACCTTATATTGACGAAAGTATTTCGTATGAATCCTATGCAAAGAATGCAGAGAAGATCAACGGAAGATGGGCGATGGTCGGATTGGTTGCAGGTTTTATCTCCTATGCAACAACAGGTAACTTTTTCTTCGGTGGAATCTTAGGATTCTAACGATTGTCAACAAATTCACACAAACACAAAGGTAAAAACAAATGACTCCAGAAGCAGAAAGATTCAACGGTTGGGCAGCAATGCTTGGTTTCGTAGCAGCAGTAGGTGCTTACGCAACAACAGGAAACATCATCCCCGGTATTTTCTAAGTGTCTGACAAAGAATCAAAAACATTTGCTGAGAAACTAAATGGCAGACTTGCTATGCTCGGCATCATCGCAGGACTAGGTGCATACCTAACAACAGGTCAAATCATTCCCGGTTACGTGTAATGACAAGG